CCGCGGCCGTCTCGCTGGCCTTGGAGCTGCCACGCATGATGTCCGAGATGCCCAGCACCTCGTAGATCTGCATGACCTTGTCCTGCCGGTACTGGCGCAGGCGCTCGATCGCGTTGGTGACCTGGTCAATCGGGATCCAGTCCACCTGGCCCTTGATTCCGCCGCGCTCGGCAAACAATGCCCAGTTGTCTACCGGGATCAGCTGGTTCTCAGCGCCCTGCTGGAACACCCGCTGGATGCCCTCGGCCGACTTGTCGTACACACCGACCACCTTGGCCGCGCGCGTCAGCCAGGTGATGCGGGTGTTGATCTCGTCGAGCTCGTTGAACTGGTCCTGCGCGAAGATGTAGTCCGCGCGCGGCAGGAAGTTGGAGCTGGTGACGTTGGCCGCCACCGGCTTGGGGCACGGAAAGAACCCATCGAGCTGCAGCGGGTCGTCCTTGACGTCCAGGATGACGTCCGCGCCCTTGGTGTACCAGTAGACCTTGCGGTTTTCCTTGCACCAGATCTCGAAAACCTCAGCCTTCGTCCACGGGTCGTGCTTGACCTCTTGGTCGTTGACGTTGGACTGGCTCTTCGTCTTGCCCAGCGGAACCACCGCGGCGATCTCAGGCCCGAACCGCTCCTCGAGCTGGTCTTTGGTCATGTAGACGCGCCGGCCGACCCACCGCACCTCGCCCCAGGTCCGGGCCGGCGACCAGTAGAAATCCTCCCAATAGATGTAGTCGCACGGGGCGTCCTCATCCACAATCCGCTCGGCCTCCTGCTCGGGCGCCAGCTCCATCCCCGTCATCGGGTCCAGCTGCGCCGGAATCACATAGGGCTCGGTCTTGACCTCGTAGCGCAGCCAGATCTGCCCCAGCCCGACCACCAGCCAGTCCTCAATGCCCTGGCGCACGTTGGTGTCCCAGTCCGAGGTGTCGTCATCGAAGCCGCGGTTCAGAATCCGCTGCAGCATCGTGCCGGCCACCCGCGCCACGTCGTCCTCAAAGTCCAGGAACGTCCTGCTGACGTCAGCCTTGGGCGGCCTGGCGTACAGCATCGACAGCAGCACCTTCATCGTGGACCAGAACAGGTTGACCTTGCTCTCGTCCTTGCCGTAGGCGTCACGCTTGTCCAGATAGCGCTGCACGATCCGCCGCGCCTCGTCGTGGAACTTCCTCAGCTCCTGGTCAGCCGCCTCGATCTCAGTGCCCCAGCGCTGGGCAAGGCCCATCGGGCTTGAATCAAAGTCGCTGGCGCTGGTGATCTTGCCTTCGTCCATCAGCCAATCCTTTGTGTGGCCTGCGGGCCCGTATCCCAAATCTGGTCCAAAGTGAACGCGTAATGGGCGCCCCCGATGTTGCGCACTGGGCGGCTCTCATCGTGTTTCGATTTTCCCACCACCGGACGCGCAGCAAGGGCCAGGTATCTGAACGCGTCCGCGGCGTGGCTGTGCTGGTCATGCTTGGGCTTGTTGCGGTAGGTCTGCGTCCTCTCATCCCACTCCCGCATGTACGCCCGCAGGTGCTCGACGCCCTCGTAGGTCGCCTCCTCGTTGAAGTAGCACCTGTTGAGAGTGATGCGCGCGGCCTCAATGCCGTCCTGCAGGCTCATCTCCGGCACCAGGCTTGGCCGGATGCCCGCGCCCAGGAACTGCTCGATGATCGACTTGCCCGTCTGCAGGCTCTTGGCCTTCGCGTCGTGCGGCAGGTGCACATTGCCAACCTTGTACGGCCTGCTCTTCACCCAATCGATGTAGTGCTGGATCGGCTGGTTGTCGTCCTCCATGAACTCCACCACCCGATACCCGTCAGGCGTCTCCTGCCAGCCCCACCAGCTGCAGCTGTCGGTGAAGCCCAGGTCGGCCACCAGGTGCACCGGCATGTCGGCCTGCGGCTTGAAGTCGCCAACGCGGCCCAGGCCGTAGATCTCGCTGATCTGCTTGGCGTAGTACGCCCCAGGCACCGCCGCATCGAAGCTGCACTCGTACTCGACCAGGAACGCGTCCTCGGTCATCTGCGCCTTCGCGTCGCGCAGCTCCTCCGGGTGAATGATGTTGGTCTTGGACGCGGGCAGTTCTAGCAACAAGTGGCTCTGCGGATTCAGCCTGGCCTCCTCGCGCAGATTCCAGAACATGTTCTTGCCCGCAGGCGTGCCGGCGAAGATGGCCCAGCCGCGGCGGTCGGACAGCGCGGGGCGCAGGACGGTGTACCAGGCGCTGGGCCTAATCTGGCCCACCTCGTCCAGCACCACCCCGTCAAAGTACATGCCGCGCAGGGCGTCATAGTTGTCCGCCCCCGCGACGTAGATCGTGCTCTCGCCCCCGTGGCCGTTGCTGATCGTGATCTTCAGCTCCGACTCATTCGGCGGCTTGGCCCACAAGTCCTTCGTCAAGTCCTTGAGGTAGCCCCACGCCACCCGCTTGGCCTGATCTCTTTGGGGGGCGAGGTACGCGAACTGCGGCTTGGGCAGCGCCGTTTCGAGCGCGCCGATCACCAGGTCCGCACACATGGCCACCGTCTTGCCAGCGCGGCGGTGCGCGACGACGACCGTCCAGCGCTTGGTCCGGTTGTGCAGGGGCAGGAAGACCTGGCGCGGTTGGTACTCTTGGAGTTTGATGGCGCTGCTCCTTCAGTCGAACAAGCCAACCTGCAGCTCGGACGACGATACAGCCGCCTGCGCCACGCGCCAGGCCTTTAGCCAGCCCTGGTAAGCCTGGAACGCAGGCTCGGCATCCTTGTGTTTGGCCGCATCCTTCAAGGACTGGTTGCAACCAGCACAAATCCCCCAGGTGGCCGTCAGCGACGGGTCTTGGCGGTCCTTGTAGTGGTCGACGTTGAAGTCAACCCAGCTTGACTTCGTCTGGTCGCAGCACGGGCACCTGTAGCCGCGCGCCGCAATAAAGCGCCGGTGGTCCTCCCGCACAGTCGCAGACACCTCGCGCCGCCGCGGGGCGTACTGCTCCATGGCCTGCGAAACGCTGTCTTTGATCTCCCGCAGTGCTTCGCGCAGTTGGCGCGCATTGGCCTCTGCCAACTTGGTCGCCACCTCGTGGAGCGCGTCTTCCACCGAATCCCGCGTCTGAACCATCAGCACAGGCTCTGGCGCAGCCGACGACTTGTGAACGTAGGAACCAGTCTTGCGAATGGACGGCAGGACCTCTTCGCAAACCCATTTCTTGTACTCGCCAGCTTCTGGCTTTTTTGACCTCAGGATCAACTGATTCAGCCCCGCCTCCGACAGCATCGTCGTGTGCGGCGGGAGCTCGGCGAACTGAGTCCGGGGGAGTACGGTAGACAGCCCCTTCTTGAACTCTTGCGCTATGTTCGACAAGTAGTACCCGGTGCCGTTCTTCTCGTAGTTCATACCCAGCACTCGACACGCGTCCGAGGCCGGGAACCATGGCTCACCATGCTCATCAAGGATGACCCGCAAGCGGTTGTCGCCAAAGTTGTATTGAGTTATGGAAGACATGGTGTTTTTTTAACATCAAGTCCGCAGTGCGGCATATGCTGCAAGGTGCGGTTTGCTCAACAAGCCTGTTTAACTTTCAGAAATTTGGCGTGGGGCCCCAGCTCGAGCCGAGGGGGCGCCTGCCGACCGATGGGGGATAGGGGGTCGGCCCGCGCGCCAGCCCGCGGCCGCCTCGGCAGGGCCACTGCCCGGGCCCAGGAGCGCCGAGCGCGCCCTAGCCCAGGCCACCCTAGCCACCCCGCCCTTCACGTGCTCCTGAGGCCTTCTGTGCGACTGCTGCCGCCGCCTCTGCCACCGTCTGCGGTGCTGTGTGCTGATCAACAATCCGGTACTTGTCGGCGGATTGCTCAATCAGATCAACGACTTGCGGCGACTGCTCCACGGTTTGTGCCGTGACTGTGCCAATCTGGCGGCCGCCCAACCAGTTGAGGTTGATGCTGATGCCGCCCTGCACGTGCTGCTGGATCTGCAGCGGGATCACCTTGGACACGACGGCCGCGAAGATCTGCCGGTCACCGATGCTGCCGTTGGCGCGGTCCACCAACCAGCCGGCCAGGCCCTGCGGGTGGCAGTCCCTCGCAGCGCGCTCGACAGCGTCCTTCAGCGCGACAGTCAGCCGGTTGGGCGTGCCCTTGGCGCGGCCCACTGGCAGGGCCTGCCCGTTGGGCGCCGGCCGCTGCCGCCGCATCTCGCTCGCTTTTTTTGCCGCGACTGCTTCGCTCATCTCCATGTTGCGATTATCCCAGCACCATTCCGCTATCGCAGCACCCCATCTTCACCCCCTTCCTCTACGTTAGCGTCCACTAACCGGGACAGGACATCCACCGGGACATCTCGGGACAACCTAAAGGTTTTGTCCCGTTTTGTCCCGTTTGGACCTTGTCCCGACGTCCCGTTATGTCCCGTTATGTCCCGGCATGTCCCGTTTCATGTCCCGGCTCTTGTCCCGGCACCGACACCGTCCCAGCCGTGTTCATGGACAGCAAACCCTTCTCGTTCAGCGTCCCGTAGGCCCTCGCGTAGGCCTTCTTGGCCGTGTCCTGCACGTAGACCTTGCCCCCGCGGATGGCCTCCTGGCCCAAGTGGTTGTAGAAGGCGAACCGCAGGTCTTTGTCAGCCATCTGGCCACCGGCCTCAGTCACCAACCGCATCAGCACCTGCTCATGGCCGGCCAGGCGTGCCATGCCTGTGGCCATGATGGCCGCCGCGTTGTTGTTGTACTGACATGCCAGTGAGGAAACCTCTTCACCATCCTCGTCATGACCGAGCACGACGCGCGACAGGCGGAAGGACAGGTTGGCCAGGCGGTCACCGTCCTTCTGCTTGGCCACGTCGAGGCGGGCGATGAGGCTGGAGCCCTCGGGCTTGTAGGTGCCGATGAGGAAGTCCACGTTGGCGGTGATCGCGCTTGAGCCGCGTGGGCGCTCGGAGGCGGCGTGGCCTGAGTGGTGGATCACGACGACGGTGCAGCCGAACCTGGCGCGGATGGCGCTGTTGATGGTGCGCAGGTAGTTGCTGATGTCGTTGGCTGAGTTTTCCTCGCCGTCAAAGGTCTGGCTGAGCGTGTCCACGTAGACCAGCGCGGGCGCCTCTGGCAGGCTGGCGATGGCCCCAGCAAGCACCTCGACGTGCTCTTGGTGGCTCAGCACCATGGGCGTGATGCAGACGTGGAAGTTGGTGGCCAGCGGCAGCTGGCGCTGCTGATGCCAGGCCTGCACGCGCCGGTAGATGCCAGCGCCACCCTCGGCGGCCAGGTAGACCACCCTGCCCTGCTTAGTGCGCTTGCCCATCCATTGCAGGCCGTGCGCGACATGCAGCGAGTGGTCCAGGGCGATAAAGGACTTGTAGGTGCCTGATGCGCCGAACAGCATGCCCATGCTGTTGTCGGGGATCATGTGCTTGACCTGCCACCGCACGTTGCCGGCCTTGGCCTGCAGCTGCTCCAGCGACATCAGCAGGGCTGAGGTGTCCTCTTGGCCGTCGTCCTTCTTAGGCAGGCCGAGGTTGACGGTGATGGCCGGCGGCTTGCGCTCATCCGGCGCGAACTTCTCAGCACTGCGCACGGCCCGCGGAATCTCAGCCCGCCTGGCCTCCCACCTGCGCACCTCCTCCTCAGGCCCTGTCGGCCGCACCGCGTCCATCAGGCTGTACAGGTGCTCGACAGCCGCGCCAGCGAACATGCCCCCGGCCACCAATGACGCGGCCATGCGCGTGAGGCTGTCGTGATAGGCCCGCTCACTGGGCGCGCCTGTCAGGCCCTGCAGGAACTCACCCGCATGTGTGCCCATGCCTGCATGCGTTGATGAACGCTCGGCTGTACGTGTGACTGTGGCGCGCAGCGCGTCCAGGTCAATGCCCACGGCGTCGCAGGCGTCGGCCAGGCTCCAGCGCACCTTGGGCTGCCAGGACTCGAGTTGCACCTGCCAGGTGCCGGCCGCCCGGGGCTTCGTGTTGCAGCCTACGGGCAGGCGCCCGTAACGCACCAAGGCGTTGCCCGAGGCGTCGTTCGATCTTCCCCGGGCGGCCAGCGCTGACATCACGCGGTCGATCAGGGCCTGGTTGGCGGTGTCGGGGTCGGCCGGGTCCAGCAGGATGCCGACCTGGAACTTGCCCGGGCTGGTCTGGATCGCGTAGCTGTAGCCCTTGACGTCGTCCATCTGGACGTCGTCCAGCAGCAGCACGGCCAGCCTGACGAAGGCCTCCTTGCGCCTGACGATCTCGCCGTCATCGGTGGCGCGTAGCACTCCGGTGCAGAAGTAGGTGTTGTCCCGGTCAGCCTTGTCGATGAGGCCAGCCTGGGCAGGAAGCCCTCGGTACGGCCGCCCTGACCAGACGTCGGGCGGTGCTTTGCTCGGGTCGGCGCGGAAAGTACATACCCAGCCGTGAGTGCCCGATGTGAGATCGCCGAGCAGCTCGGCCAAGAAGTCGCTGTTGGTCATCGTGGTTGCTCCGATGACCATGCTCAGACCTCGACTGCGACAAGCTCCTTGATCTCGATGACAACGCCTTTGGCGCGTGCCATCTCGAGCAGCTCGGGCCAGTGGCGCTGCGGGATCTGGCCGCCTGTGCCGTCAGGCCGCGGCTGGCACCAGCGGCTCAGCGTTGACTTGTCCAGCTTCAGGTGGTGGGCCACGTCGGCCTTGCCACCAAGGCGCTCGATGACGCCGTAGGCGGGGTCCATGGTGTGGATCGTGGGAATTGGCATGTTCTCTCCAGGTTGTGAATTGCGCAATCGCAAGA